AGGAAACCACCTGAGTCCGCTTCGATACCTTCTTAACGTACCTAGCTTCGTTACAAGGACACTCATCGGCTTCAACGCCACTACCGATGGCTGAGATAGTTCCCGAAGGAGTCCGCCACTCTTCTGTCGTTAAAGTGTTGGTATTGCGGTTCCATCGAATCTGGTTAGGCTTAGACCCTCCCCCTTCCAGTTTGGTAGCTTTAGTTCCACTGGCAAATAAAGTTGAGTAATCAGTCTTCTTGTAAACCAGAATCCCCGAACCCATCATCCCTGGTCTAACGGCAGCGATTCCTTCGCCTAGCCCTGATTGCACTGAGATACCCGGAATCATCTCTGAGTAAGTAATCAGAGTTTTCTCTGCTCCCGGAATCAACTGCTTGTCACCCTCGAAAGCTTCGGGTAAACATAAGCCAAGTAATTTATCAACGATTATTTCTTCGGCTTCTAGGAACCTTTTATCGTTGTATCTTTTCTTCGTGACGGTGAGAACGGTTGTTACAAGGGATGTGTTGCCTTCTTCTGTCTTTGGAAACACTGCACCCAAGGCTTGTTCTACCTTAGTACTTCTGACCTCAGCTTTTCCATCGCTACCAGATTGGGTTTGCCCGAAGATAGGCTTCTTGACTAATACAGTAGTAGTCCGTGACAACAGCACGTTACCAGAACCACCGCCGTCTCCATCTTCGCTAGGGAGGCTGCCAAACTCTTCGGAGATATCAGGGATACCTTCGGGTTCACCGTCACAGCTATTGAACTTTTGCCCAGTAGCCGTGATAGTCAATTTCTCTGGGGGATAATCGGGAGAGCGTTCTCGTTTGTAGTTCTCAACTAGAAGTCTGGTTCTCCTGAGAATCGGCGAATAAGTCGTGGGATACTTTTCAACCCTGACTACTTCGTTTGGATCGACATACAACCAGAATCCTCGCTCTCCTAGATAACTTTGAATCCATTGAATCCAACTCCCAGATGGCTTGTCTGGCGGAACAGGAACAGACCCCTGAACTTGAATTTGGTAGTTGGTAATCCCGGCAGCCTTCAATCCAGTTTCAACGATTTCTTGGATAGACACTGGCGCACATGGTTTGAAGTTCTGAGAGTAGTCCTCAGCAGGTGAGCGGAAATCAACGAGGGTCAGAATGTCACCTAGTTCAGCTTCGCCAGTCATTAAGTCTTCATCATAGAAATACTCCATGATTCTCAATGTGGCAAACAGGGAATTTCTGAGAGTAACTGTGACTGGGAATTGTCCCCTAGCCCAACGAGGCGGGTTGAGCAAATCGTCTAGGGATTCGATAATTAGAGTTGGATCAAGCAGAGTAGAAAGAGTCAGAGAGCCAGTCCAAGATTGGGGTGTCATTATCTCTGCCATCGGTCTTTTCAGATTTAGCCCTTGAACAGCGTTGGTTATGTCCAAGTCTCCTACGAAAACTTTGAACCCATCGCCGACAGAGAAGTTCATCGAAGTCTGAGAGACTAAGCCGAATGTTCCTAGAACCATCTTTTTATTTATTTTCCCCGACTAAGTAGCCAAAACCCCAAACCTTCACTTGGCTCTCCTATCTTGTCCATCTTCTTTCGGGGAAAATATAAGAAACAAGGACTATGGTTGCCTCCCTTGGAATGCTCCAGATTGGTGTAGGTCTAGACACCAGCACACTAGACAAAGACCTAAAGAGATTAGAATCTAGGCTTACTTCGGTATCAAAGGCACTAGGAACTCTCGGTGGTTCTCAAGGCGTAGATTCAGTCGTAGAGAAGTTAGCCCGTTCTGCTACCGATGGAGCCACTGCGTTCAAGGCACTCGGAGATGCTGCCCGTTCAGCTTTTAGTGGTCTAGACAAATCTAGTAGCCAAGGGATCGATGCGGCTGTCAAAAGATTTGAAGAGCTAGAAACAAAGTTAAAGGATTTAGAAGCTAGGTTCGCAAAGGTAGGAACTAAGTCCCCTTCTAGCGGAAAGTCAACTCCTCCCCCGTTTCCCGGAACCGCACCGCCTTTCCCCGGCACTGCACCTCCCAACCCCGGCTCACCACCAGTCCTTCCTTCAGCTTCAGACATCGGTGCTTCAGTAGCGGGTTACGGATTAATCGCCGAAGCTTCTGAACGAGCCTTCTCAGCCGTCGCTGGTTATGCTGTTGGCGGTGTCAAATTATTCCAATCATTCGAGAAAGGACTAAATTCCTTCGGAGCGGTTTCCGGTGCTAGTGCCGATGAGATATCCAAGTTAAGCGGGGTAGCCCTAGACCTAGCCAAGAACACAACGAAGACAGCCCCAGAAGTAGCGAGGGCTGCTGTGGAATTGTCCAAGCTAGGTTTCTCAGCCTCTGACACAACCAAGGAATTAGGAGGGCTAGTAGCTCTTTCTGAAGCTGCTGGTATCGGAGTTGAAGAAGCTGCCACGATTATCGGTGTGGGCAGCAACGTCTTCCAAAGAAGTGCTAACGATATTGCCAACGTAGTTTCTGCTACATCGGCTGCTACGGCTGCAAATGCCACAGATATGCTCCAAGCCTTTTCAAAAGCAGGTGGAGTATTCAAGGAGAATAATCAGGATTTAGAAACCTTATCAGTCTCATTCGGGCTATTGAGGAGCGCAGGGTTCTCAGCCGAATCTGCGGGTACTGCGCTGAAAACTTCGATGCTAAGTCTGGCTGCTCCTACGAAGAGAGGCGGTGAAGCTCTAGGAAAACTAGGAGTTTCCGTTCGAGATTCTGAAGGGAACATGAGGAACTTCATTGACCTCATCCCTGAATTTAGAACTGCGCTTGACGGTGTTGCTACTGAAGACCGAGCGCAAGTCACTAAGGACATCTTCGGAACCGAGGCTGCTCCAGCTATCTTGGGACTACTAGCCACGAACCAAGCCAAGATCGATGAAGCCAGAACAAAGGTAAACGATGCAGCGGCTGGTGGAGTTGCCGCTCAAGAGATGGCTGCCAAATTGCTCGGAGGACTAGACGGCTCCCTGACAATGCTTTCTGGTTCTCTGGAAACATTGCAGTTAAAAGCAGGGGCATCTCTAGCTCCTCTGCTGACAACGCTTGCCACGTCAGCCACTACGGTAGTCAATGCTTTCCTAGGACTCCCCGCCCCAATGCAGACTGCGGCGATAGGCTTTGCAGGGGCAGCGACAGCGGCAGCCGCTCTAGTAGCTTCTCTAGCTGTCGTTAATACTTTGGATATTGGTGGCAAACTTGTCCAAGGAGCAGGGCAAGCTCAGGCTCTATTTCTAAAAGCTAGTCAAGCTGTAGGAAGTTTTAGTCTTGGCAGTTCTAGCGCAACTGGTTCAATCACTTTGTTTGGCAAAGCAAGCGTGGCAAGTATGTCTAGCTTCACCGCTAGTTCTGTTGCCGCTCTGGGAAGCATGGCTAAACTTGCGGCTACGGCAGCCTTAGCAGTAGGAGCCGCTTATGCACTCAGTGAAGCTTGGCGGGGACTCCAACTAGGACTAGGCAACAGCGAAGAAGGCAATGCTATCAGTGCTTCCAACGTAGCTCTAAGCGAGACTTTGGAACAGTTGAAATTGGCTAACGGCGATATCGGTGCTGTGACCAGCCAGTTAGCAGAGATGAACGCTGAAGGAGCTAATCTTTTCTCAGCCGAAAACCTCCAAGGAATCTTTGATGGCATTGGTCAGTCATTGAAAGAGGGTGGTCCGATAGAAGTTATCCAAGATGTAATCAACCAGATATTAATCATCATTAAGGAAATGGATGCCCAGATTACTGGGGTGTTCGCTGGTTTCCTTGAAAAGATTAATGGGATGATTCAGTCGGCTGCCCCTCTCCTCAATCTAATTCCCGGTGGAAAGGCGATTACTGAAGGAGCGGCAGGAGCTTCGGCTGGGCTTAGGGCAGAAGCTACTCGACAAACTGCTGCGGCAGCCCAAGCGAAGGTCGATGCAAACTCTGACCTCGGAGGCGGGGGTAGTTTAGTTTTGACCAACAAGCAAAGAGAGAACCAGATAGTAGTTGAACAGACTGGCAAACTACAAGAAAAGGTCAACCAGATAACTGAGCAGGGAACTAAGTTGTTGCTTGGCTACAGCATGGTTCAAGGAGATGCAACGAAAATCGGGGCACTCAGTTCCGCACAGAAAGAATCCTTTGTAACCAAAAGTAAAGAACAAGTCAAAGCAATCGACCAGTCCATCGCTGCTTTGAAAAACTCTAAGCCAGTCGGCGAGGCTCAGACTGCTTCGGTCAAGGCTCAGATTGCAGTGCTAGAAAAGAGCAAGTCAACCTTTACCGATCGGATAGCTGCCGTTGAAGATTCTACCAAGGCAACGCTAGCCGGAACCAGTGCGGTTAAGGGAGCCTCTGCTGCCCTCAACGAAGAAGAGAAGGCTATGCTGTCCAAGGTTAAAGCCGATGTAGCTGGGCAAGTGGCAAGTGGAGCCATCAGCGAAGAAGAAGGCTACGCTATCATCATGGCTAAGGAAGCTGAGTTTCTAAATGCGAGAATAGAACTCAACAAGGTAAAAATTGCTGAACTGTTAGAGATTAAAGCTTTGGCTTCCACTTCTCCGGCGGAAGCTGCTGAGTTGGATAAAAAGATAGCTGCCCTCGGAGCCCAGAACAGCGAGATGTCCAAGGAGGTTTCCAAGGGTGCGAAGTCCAGTGCCAAGGCTAAAGCACCGTCAGCATCGTCAGCATCGTCAGCACCTAAAGGAATTAGCAGAGAAGATGCCGTCAAGGAATCCCAGAAAAAAGCTGGAGAGGCTGAGGCTTTCCGGCAACAAGAGGAACAGGCTAAGTCCCAAATCCTTGAGAGCAATGCAACCAACGAAGTCAAAAAAGCGTTGATGGTTGGTGCTATCGATGAGACAGAGGCTGCTTCACGGATAGCCAAGATAAAGGAAAACTCAGCTAATCAACAGTTGGCTATGGAACAAGGCAAGTTGTCTCGTCTCAGAGCCATGTCCGATGCAGGGTTGATTGACAAGGAGAAGGCTGCTTCGGAAGAGTTACAGATTACTCAGAAGCTAGCGGCTCTGGAGTTGGGAATTACAGAAGCAAGGATAGCCTCTCAGGAAGCTGCTAGAAAGAAGATTCTCGAAAACATTGAGAGGGCTAACAAGAAGGCTGAGGCTGCTTTGTCACTGAGTTTGACCGAGGAGACTTCTAGTATTCGCAGTCAGCAATTGGGAGGCGGACTTTCTGACACCCAAGCAGAGGCGCAGATTGCCGAAGCTCAAGCGAGACAGACCCTTGGCAACTACGACTTGGTGATGCAGAAGATTACCCAAGTTCAATCACTGAAAGCCAATGGCACAATCACTGAGAAAGATGCAGAGAGCCAATTACTGTCTCTGGAACAAAACCGAGCCGACCTCAATCTTCAACGGATTGACAATGAACGGGCAGCGAGAAAACGAGCCAAGGATGAAGAAATCGCCGCTATCGATGTTGCCTCAGCGAGACTCGTTGGGAATATCCAGTTAGAGCAAGGAATGATAGCGTCAAAGCTCACAGCCCTAAATGCAGAGCAAGCCTTGTTGAGTGCTAGGGATGGCTTGGTTAAGGCTCAGGAAGACCTAGGACTTCAACGACTAGTAGAGCGGGGAGCATCGGAGGCTGAGATTGCTGAGTTCAAGGCAGGCACGATGGAAAGAGAACAAGCCCACGCTGTGCAGATGATGGAACTCAACATTCAGATGCAAGCCTTGGAAGCTGAGAGAGAACTTCGCTCTGCACGGATAGCAGAGAACGAAGCGAAGATTGCGTTGTCCAAAGCAATTGCCCTAGGTGCTACTCAACAGGAGATTGACTTGCTAACCGAGAGTTTGTCCTTGCGGTCACAGAACGTCAAAGAAGCTGAGACTGCCATTAATAGACAAAAGGAACTCGGAGACATTCAACGAGAAACCCTAGACACTCAACAAACTGGTCAAAGAGAAGCGGCGGCTCACCAAGCTAAACAGAAGAGCGAAGCTGCTGAGGGCGAGGCTGCTGCGGCTAAAGATAGTACCAAGGCAATGGCTGGAGGTGGAGCAAGCGGTGGTGGAGAAGGCAAGGGTCGATCCATGAATCTCTTCGGGGAGGACATTCAGAAAGACAAGGCAGCTTCCGAGCAGATTTCTGCCCTACAGAAGTCTGGAGCTACTGAGGCTGAGTTTGCCAAGGCTGCTCTGGGAATCCAAGGGAACAACGAGTTCTTCCTCCAGAGACTTCAAGACATGGGCATGGGCGACATCGTTAACCTTGCCAATGCCAATCAGACTGGTGATCTATCTATGGAGCAACGGAACAAGGCTACCTTCGGCGGAGAGAATGGGATAGGAGAATTACTTGCTGAATTAAAGAACCTCAACGGCAATGTATCAGGGGCGTTGAAGGAACCTAAATCCATCAACATTTCGACAGCAACTCCCATGTCTGACTACTTAGCCGTGGCAGGTAGCACGAACAAAAAGCGTGGTTAAACCCTTCTATTTGGCTCTCTAACTCTGTATTGGGGAAGATAGCTATAGAAAACTTTATCCCCTTGAATCGTATGTCTAAGCTCCCTTTCGTTGTCTCTGAAATCCTACAGAGGACTGAGAAAATCACCGACTCTATGGGAGTCTCCATCGAGATTCCCCGGTACGGTTCCCTGACTTGGCAAGAGTTCCAAGTGTGGGCTGAGCTAAACCTGACCCTGCAAAAAGAAACCGCCACAATGACTCAGTATTCCATCTCGTTGGTGTGTTCGCTGTTGAGGCTTAGATTCAAGCTTGATGCAGATACTACAGACGAAGAGATCATGGATATTCAGGGATATCCCATGACTGAATCAATGATGAACAACATCCTTGAGTTCTTCTTGAAAGAGCAAGCCAGATGGGTAGAGTCGGTTCCTGACGAGAAAAAAAAAGAAGTGGAAGTGAAAAAGAAGTAGATTGGGCTAGCGTATTTTTTACGCTTCAACGTGGCTACCCTAACTGCGATACTTTCAGTGCCGCAAATTTTGCCAGTTGCCCAATGCACCTGATAGAAAAAGCACTCAAGGAATTGCAAGAGGCTGAGATGCAAACCTTGAGTGCTAACCATTCCCCCCTTGCTACCCTAGGGGTCTTTATTGCTGGGGCTGCCGGATGGAAGAAACCACAGGATTACTACGACATGGTTAATCCGTGGGAGAAGATATTGAAGCGAATGAAGGCGATAGAGATTGTTGAGCCAGATGTCGCTGCGTTAGCCATTGAGCTAAGACCGACATTACCTGCTTGGGTTCGAGGCGCACTAGACTGGGACTTGCTCAGATTGGCAGCCCCAGAGAAGAAGGCTAATGCTCTCCCAAATAATGATTCAACCAATTCCCCATAGAGTCACTGTCAGGGAAGCCGATGATTTCTTGGGAACCCTTGCCCTTCAATGTGGCTTGGTAAGCATCGATCCCGCCATCGGGTAACTTCTCGATTCTGACAGAGATGTCCCTGCCAGTCTCAGTCATCTGAGCGGAACCATAGTTTTCCGAGGAGTTCAAGAAAGCGGCGTAGGCATCGGCGAGAGAAGAAGTAGGTCGGTTAGACATTTGAGAAGCTCCAGTTACTTTGTTGCTACGATTCTAACAACAGGGTAAACTCATGACATCTACCTTGAGAAGTATCTTTACACTGAGCAATCTCAAGCCCTTAATTAGGATCAAGATTAAGAAAAGAGAGCCAGTATAGAAAAGTTGTCTTTGTATTATACAGAGGTTTTATATGTAAGAAAACGCTCTATATTAGAGTCCATGAGATGCCTTATTTCTTATTCATGTTTAGGTATTCTCGTGGAAGGTTCTAGACCATGCCTGCCAAGGATTGTAGCCGTTTCACCGCTACCCACTTTTACCCCCTCCGATTACTGGCTCTCCTACTCCATTTCTTCTCCCTGATTTCCTGTTGGGGAATATAAAACTAAAGAAGCAAAAGAAGTCAATGTCCAAAAGAGAAGAGCAACAAGCCATCCTTCGATACCAACAGAAACAGCAGTACAAGGACTCCCTTCCCCAAGAGCAACCACTGACTTCGGCGAGACTCAAAGCCATTGACCCTAGCACTGGGCTGGATATCGTGAGCCTTGATGATGGTGGTACTTTGACTGCGGCTCGTATCTTCGAGGCTGGACACGCTCAGGACACATTCGTTAGAGCTACTGAAGCTCCCGGCGGTACTACTGTCATCGATTGGCTCAACGCCCCTGACCTCCCAGAGAATATCGAGGAGGAACAACGAAGCAGGACTAGGCAACCCGTCAAGGAATTAGACCCCGGCAGCATGGCTATTCTGTATATCAATGAAGAAACTCTAGAAGAGCCAGTTGATTGTCGCTGTACCACTTACAAAAAGATAAAAGGTAGGAAAGGCTATCAGATAGTCTGCGATGGGTCAGGAGAGAAGGAACCGGGGGATGAACTACTAGAATCGGTAGAACCTAGATGGACTCCTCTCTACGACATCCTCGAAGGACTCATCGATATCTCTGATGTCATTGTCTGCATAGTATTAATCACAAGGGATGGTGATCCCTTTGTCCCATCCTCCCAGACAGGGACAAAAGTTCCTCCCGTCTCCCTGATAAACTCGACACTCATTGAATTGCTGAGACAGGGTAGTTCTGTAGTATTCAGAATGGCTGTCACACCTTACCCGATTTGGGGCGACCCGTCTGTTCAGAGTTTCTTTGACGCTCAGTACAACGCTGAGGTAGCTCTCAGTTCCGCTACTGTAGCGCAGTTCGGAGGGGATGTAATAAAGCATCCGGTCTTCGGTATCAACTTAAGTCTCGGATTCAGTTTCTGGTACGGGGATATGTTCGGAAGCCCTATTAAGACTCTCACAGTGCCGGGGTCAGCCTCCTCAATTCTCCCCAACCTCAGTGGAGATTTTATAGCACCATTCCACAACACTCAGAAAGCCATTGTTGACAGGGTATGCCAAGACATTATCTTACCCGTCACCGGAGTCTCTCTCCAGACTGAGTGGGTTTCCTTGATGTATGGCAGTGCGACAAATAGAACATTCACTGTTTCCAAACTGAACGCTCCGAACCCAGTGAACCCATCGTTCCCCGTGTTCATTCATGGCGAGATTAGGATGCCATTACCCTCGCTCCAACCCGCAACAGGAACATGGACTGTCGTTGACCAGATACCCCGATTCTCACACGATCCGGGGTTTAATGCATCGGGATCAGGGTACTCTTACCAAGGAACAGGAGATAGGAGAATGGACTTAGGGTTCATTGCTCCTGCTGATGCTGTCGGTGTCAGGGACGGGACTCATTCGTATCTACTGCACTGGGAGGGCAGCAAGCTCAACCCAGAGTACAAAGGAAATGTGGTAATCGATATGCTCCCCGGTCTGTCTTTCCGTGACGGGAACTTTACCCATTCGACACTGAATGCTCGTCTTGCCACAGTCGTTGATTTCTTGGGAGACACAGATGACGTTGTGGACAAGGTGAAGTTCAAGACAAGCCTAGCCACTTTTCAGTCTGGCATGATGGGAAGACACGCTGCCGATGATCAGGGCAGGGAAGCCTACGCAACCCTTGGACAAAACCTTCCCTTCTGGCTCTCCCCTAGGAACAAGACTCAAAGCAAACCGGGGAAAAGGGTTGTCGTATTCTGGTTAGGGGGGATTACCGAGACTCCGATCAGAATCACCGAGTTGAACAAAGACGATCCCTATGAGGCTTATCTAAGCAGTACCCCAGAGAAAATCTTTGTAACTGTCAAGGCTTCTAAGGAATATGGGTACAAGGCTTTGCCATTGAAACGTCGTCCTTGGTGTACGATTACTACTTGGGAATTAGACAGGGGAACGATGACTCTCTCCGCCCCTCAGAAGTTTCACAACCCGGATGAAGTCACCACGAATCAGGACGACTGGCAAAAGATTTGGGCACATGATTACAACCCGATCGATCCTGTTCAAGTCAAACCTGCGAAGTTCAATATTCCGACAACGAGATTCGGAGTTTCCACTGCAAACCATACATTCAACTTGACCCCATTTATTCAAGGCTCCGATCCGGCTCTGGTTCCAAAGTTGACAAACATTACTTTTGTCTCTGTGACGGCGGGTGGTTCTGGTTCCGTGTTAAGTTGGAATGCCGATGCCCTAACTTTCGTTTACAAGGGGAATGTTACCAGTCTTTATACGATCGTATTCAACTACACCGTAGATGATGGAGCCAGCACAGAAAGCAGTACTATTACTTTGAACGGGTCAATGATCGTTCCGAATCTGCTCTACAGCTTCAGCAGTGCGGAGCCAAACTCTATCAATTTGACTCCCCAGACTTACAACATCGGGGCGGGGGATGCACGGGGGAATGTCCCTCAAGTTATCGCAGGGAGAACCCGGACTTTAGTTAGTGTGGAATTTGAATCCGTAGGGGTTGAGGCGGGTTCTACGCAACAATCTAACGGCTCATTCTTTACTACGTCTGCTCGGTTCGGGGGTGCAAACAACTTCAATCCTTTGGGAAGTTTTACCAGCTTTAACGCTGGAGCCTTGACGATGATCTGGGCTGACAACTACGTCAGGAATGGTCGTGCCTTCGGCGGTTACACAGCGAAACTCAGATACACGATCTCCGATGGGTTCGAGGAAAGGACTGGGATTATCTACGTTTATATCTCAATTGAAGCAGGGAGCTTTGGGTAACTATGGAATTTTGTACCACCACTTTTCGAGGCAAGAATAATTATAACTTGTACCAAGGCATCGCTTATTCTGTCGATTGGGAACAAGACATTGAGGATGCCAATTTCATCTCTGCCATCACTAAGGGCAAGGTCAAGGGCATCGAAATCGGGGAGACACGAATAACTGACCCCGGCTCCTGTTCGCTAGGGACTACTGAGACTAAGTACATGGGAGAAGCCTTCAAGGTTGATGGGAAACCTATTGCCGTTTCTGCGCTCCCATCAACCATCCCCGATTCTTGATCTAGACAAACTCTCCGAGAGAATACCACCATCTCTTAGTTGAACCAAAAGCTCTTCGCTGGAGATAAATCCACCGCCAGCCAATCCAACTAGGAACTGAGCTTGTGCCTCTGTCATTCGTTCTTTGATTAGTTCATCGACAACATTGATTCCGCCGATGGGCTCCTCACCAGTCCAAGCTGTCCATAGATAAATAATCTTGTGAACATTGGTTTCAATCCTTCTTGCCCAATTGGTTAATCCCGCTTGGCTAGAAGCTGCCTGTAGCTGAACTTCGGTAGCGGTTCTAGAAGTTGTGGTTGGCAAAAAGCTCAAAGTCCTCTCCGTAATCTCGGACTCAAGACCCTCAATGTCAGTCAAGGTCAAACTCAGTGCTGCCCCTGTAGGTTCTATGAACTTGGCTTCTAAGTTCCATAGGCAATCACTGGGAGTCAGGGCAAGGCTAGGATTCAACCCATCAGGTGCTGAACTCGGATACTTCTCAGTCAGTTGTAAAATTGGCATATTGCATCTGTGCATAATCTCGTCCTTCTCAGAGACTTTCTGATAGAGCTTCAGATTCAATTCAGCCAAATCATAAAGGGGTGGATCACCAGTGAAAAACTCCACGTCTCCTGTCAAGCTGTAGGACATCAAGGGAATCTCGTTCAGCCCAGTTTCAATGGCTCCGGGCTCAATTAAGAATATCTTCCCGTCTTCGTCTTTTTCATAGACTTCGTAGTAGCCGGGGTAAAGGACCTTGAACCTCGTCAGAATCTTTGTACCAAAGTTGCCATCCCTGACTTCCACGGACTCACGGATAGTCACCTGCTCCAACCTGTCTTCGATCATCACCCAGTTGATTACGTTCCTTGCATCTATCCGTACTAAGTAAGGGCGAAATCCAGCACTGCGTTCTTCGGCGAAGTTGGCAAATCTTTCTGCCCTAGGAAACTCGACTAGGACAAAGCATCTCTCATCCCGCAAAGCTGTTTCGTTGCATCCTTGGAGGAACATAGTCAATGAGTTTCCACGAAGGTCAACATCCTCAATGTTCTCTTGGAGAGTCATGGGAGTCTCTGTTTGCATCGAGAACCTAGACAGGTATCCACTGAACTGTTCAATGGCTTGTCTGAATCTCCTTGAGAAATAGCTTCGCCGCAGTCGGTTATGATAACTACCTTCTGGCTCGTTTTTCTCTCTTGGCAAATACATATCTGACTTGGCTAAGTCAAAAGGTTCGGAGCCCAATCCAGTCCATAGATTCCTGCCTTCCCACATATCAGCCACGAAGGTAAGTTTAGGCTCCATTCTCCGATAATCCTCGCAGATAAAATCGGGCGAATTTTTATCGTTGTTGTCATTTCGGAACAGTGTTTTAACTAACTGTGGGATCATGGGGAAAATATCTATAAGTTATTAATCCTATTTTCCCCATCATTAGGAGCCTTCCTATGCCTGACCTTAACAACCTCTCCACCTCTGAAGACTTGAACACAGAGACCACTGTAACAACCGATTCCAGCACTAATGCCCAAGACCCCGACAAGCTTCTAGGGGCACTGAGAAAGGAGCGTTCCGAAAGAGAGCAAGCCAGCCAAAGAGAGAAGGCTTCTGCTCAGAGGGCTGCTGAACTTGAGGCACAACTAGATACTTATAAATCCATTGACCCCGCTAGATACGAAGCTCTCCTTGAATCTGACCGAAAGAGACAAGAAGAAGACCTAGTTAAGAGGACTAACTGGGATGAGTTAAAGCGTAGAAAAGATGTAGAGATCGATACTGCGACAAAGAAAGCTAAGACTTTCCAAGACAGATACAACGATGTTCTGCTGAGTACTGCTTTCGAGAAGGCTTTCTATGCCCAAGGCGGAATGCGCCCAATCGTATCAGGAGAAGTTCAATCCGAAACGGCTGCTCCCGTTGATATCGCCCTGAGTTATCTGAAGCCCAGACTACGTGTAAACGAAGACGGCTCCATCGAAGTCATGGATACCTCTGGCAACGTTGAACTCAATGCCGAAGGAAAGTCTAAGCATCTCCAAGAAAAGTTGCTGGAACTAAAGATGGGCAACTCTGGGTTCTTGTTTGAGCCTGAGAGAGCGGCGGGTGGTTCTGGTATGAATCCACGTCAAGCTCCCGGCAGTTCTACTCAGCGTGTCTATTCTGCTGAATCTGCTAGGAAGGGCAAAGCCGACCTCTCAGCCATTGCCAAGGGAACCGCTCGTATCCGCCAGTAACTACAAGGTAACTTCCAATGAAAGTGTTTCATCGTTTTTCTATCAACGACTTTTCTGCAAAGGGACTTGTCCTTAACCGAGGAGATGATCATTTCTGCAAGCTGATAGTCCAGGGGAATAACTTAGCGGGAACTACGATCCGCTTCATGGCTAAACGAAGTATCAGCGACTCTGATGCCGTTGCCGTGATTAGCAAGGCTTCCGCCGATATGGTCGTAGTGATCACAAATAACACTCTAGAAGCGACATTCGAGATTGCAGGAATTGAGTCTAGCTCCATTCCTGATTTGTCCACTACTTTAATCTACGGGGTTCAATTAAACATCAACGGTAAAATCAAAACACTGGAAGAAGATGTTTTGACCTTCCAACCAGATGTCATCAGGGGAACCTAACTATGGTTAAGTTGAAATCAGCCCAGCTAATCCAAGCTATCAAAGCGACACTGCCTACTCTTGCCAAAGAGGTCGGCAGCAAGTTCAGAGACTCTATTGTCTCTGATGACATCGTTGACACAGGGAAACTTCGTGATTCAATGACGACTGTTATCGATGGCTCTGATGTCGTTTTCACTTGGGAAGTAGAATATTCCACTTCTGTCCATGAAGGCTATAGTCGTGCTGACGGGAGTCTAGTCAAAGGTCGTCCTTGGACAAGGGAAACTCTCAACCAAGTTGCCACTTCCACGGGAGATATGGTTTTTGCCAAGGACATTGCTAAACGAATAAAGAAAGACCTATGAACTGGATCACCTTGAGAACTCAGATACTGGATTTGCAGATTGTCGGATTGTACACTCTGCCGAACGGTGACACCTTGCCAGCCATCTCAATCGACACTAAGCTATTTCCACCAGCCGGAGCTACCGTGGAAGGCTTGGAAGTCGTAGTTATTCCAGCGACCAGAATCGAAAGGACTCAGTATCTGGGCAGGGGCATTCTAAACTACGAAGGCGAATGTTTAATCCGCCAGTTTAATCCGGTCAATGATACCCTCGATGCTATTCAGAAGTTGTCACCGCTCTTCAATAGAATCAGGGTAGCTCCTAGAGTTTTTCCTAGCACTGGATTCGCTGAGATAGAAACAGTGACCATTACCTTTGAATACTTCGGCGAACATGATTAACCCTTACCTTACTTTGGCTCTCCTATCTTATCTGAGTCTAATAATCCTGATTAGTCCCAATACCCAGCCTATCAACCCGTCAGTAGTCTTTATATCCTAACTGAGTCTATCTATCCTAAAACTAGATAAGAAACAGCCAAGGAGAGCCAAAGGGCAAATGGTGCAGGTTCTGTAGTTAGCTGTAGATGGCTGTAGATGGCTGTAGGGGAATCTGTAGGTAAGCGTAGAAGTCCTGTAGATACTGTAGATTTATGCCAAAAACAACGAAAGCCTAGATATCAAGGGATTCTAGGCTTTCGTTGTTTTATAGTAGATGGCTGTAGATGGCTGTAGATGGCTGTAGATGGCTGTAGATGGCTGTAGATGGCTGTAGATTAGTCCAGATGGGCTTGGAAGCTAAGCCTTTTCCCTTCACCTACAGTTTTGCCGAACCCTGCATCAGCTAACTCAACGAAGATGTCTCGGATTATTTCGGAGTCAATGATTTTGAACTTCACTATCTGTTGTTGAACGAGACGGGCGGTAATTGTCTCTGAGTTCTTCTTGGCAAAAGTTAAGATCATCAAGCTCTCTTCGTCTAGGGATTCGATGTCCTGTTCGTTGTCCAGTCCACCGGGGCTGTTGTCGTAAGCCTGTTCTAAAGATTCCAAAGTTGAGGGTACAGCTTGGGTCAGACTAGGAACAAAAGCCTTTTTAACTATGGGGAGCCGAATCAATCTTGTTGTGCCAAGAGTGGTCAAGGCTAGGGTTTCTTCAATCTTCGTTCCCTCTATGCTAGCCAACTCGGTTCTTAGGTGTTCCCTCTGTCTGTGACTGTTTATCCGATATTGCAGACAATCCTCGATTGATTCATAAGACTGTTTGCGCCCTAGAGTAATAAAAGATAGGTTGTCGGCGATGCAACGATCCATCCCCAAGGCTTCGAGACGGCTAGTGTGACTAGTTATAATCACTCGCATTTTCAAAGCAAGTCCTTGGCAGAACAGTGAGTTGATAAAATGATCTAGCTCTACTTTTGCATCAGGGTTTCCTTGACCTAATAAAGCCCTGATGACATTGAACTCCTCGAAGACTATCAGAGTCGGGGTCAAGGATGACTCAGGGTGTCCTTGTTCTACTAGCTCCATTCGGGTTTCCAACATTGCTCTGAAACCCGAAACCCTACGCCGAAACTCTGAAATCAAAGCCGCTCTATTGATGGACACATAGGCTGTGTTTTCCTTCAATCGGTTGTCAGCCTTGCCGTCAAAAAGGGTTATGTCATAACCTAGTCGTGAGAAGTGGCGCATGGTTTCGACTAACAGAGTAGTTTTGCCAGCTTGAGATTTGGCTACGATCATGACGTTTGCTTCACTCTCAGCAACCACTCTAGCTAAGTCCTCGACAGGTGGCAAATCGGCTTCGACTATCGACTCGTAGTAGTTAGGCTCTACGAATCTACGTTGAGAGCTTACAGCAAGAACAGAACTAGAATCTACGGGTTCGTAGTCTTCTTCTTCTTCTTCGGGAACAGGGAAGTCTCTCTGCTGTCCGAATTTGCTTCTCCCAGATGATGCGGGAGGATTGACGTTGATGGTTTGTCCACCGCCTCTGTTCCGATTATTGTTGACTGGTGGGTTTCCTCCTGTAGGTTGACGATAAATAGGCTCAGGGATTACTGGGCATTCCCTGTTTGGATCGATGACAGTGGAGCCAAAGTAATAGATACGCATCTGCTCGATTGCAGAAAACTTAAACTCTGAAATATCTGACTCGTGTGCTGCTCCCTTGCTGATAAGTTGATCACGGTCTTTCTCGTACT